CTTTTAATTGTTTAACTAATCCGTGAATTTCTTCAAGTAGTTCTTTGTCCATGGTCATCCTCCTATTCATACAAGTAGTATACTATAGTAGTGAGCTGAAAGCAACAGGTAAATTGGGGTATGTGTCAAATTTTTTTGCTCTATATATAAATTAGGTGTTGTCTTGGAAGTGTTGTTGTAGTATAATCAATTTGTTGTTAATGATATACTATGTTGTTTGTATAGAGTCTAAGACTGTAAAGACAATATTATTAAAATAACTGTTGACTTTGTAGTTCGTATAAAGTATACTACTATTATTGAAATGATAGAGCATAGGAGATAGAAAATGGCTCATGAACTTGAAATGGTGAATGGTGAAGCTTCGATGGCATATGCTGGGGACACTCCTTGGCACGGTCTTGGTGTTAAGGTTCTTCCTGATCTTACACCTGAACAAATGCTGAAAGCAGCTAATCTTGATTGGACTGTAGAAAAGTCCCCTGCATACGCACTTATTAATGGTGAACCTGAACTGATTGGTCGGTCAGCCCTTGTTCGGGATCGCGATCACTCGATTCTCGATATTGTGACTGATGACTGGAATCCTGTTCAGAACGCTGAAGCGTTTGACTTCTTCCACGAGTTTGTTATGGCTGGTGATATGGAAATGCATACTGCTGGTTCTCTGAAAGGTGGACAGATTGTCTGGGCTTTGGCAAAGGTCAAAGAATCTTTCGAACTCTTTAAGGGTGATGTTATTGATTCTTACCTTCTGTTTACTAACTTCCACAAGTATGGTTTCTCGACTGATGCTCGGTTTACTCCGATTCGTGTGGTCTGTAATAACACTCTTACACTGTCGCTTGGTTCTAAGACTGAACGAGCAGTAAAGATGTCTCACCGTAAAGAGTTTAATCCTGAGTTTGCTAAAGAAGCTCTTGGTATTGCTACTGATAAGCTTCAGAAGTATAAGGAGATGGCTCAGTTCCTTGGTTCTCGTAAAGCCAAAGACGAAGATGTTATGACTTACTTCAAGCGAGTGTTCCCGCTGGCTGGGGCTTCTGTTGAAGATGAAGCAATTTCTCGTAATGCTAAGACTGCACTTGATATTCTTCATACTCAGCCTGGAGCGGAATATGCTGAAGGGACTTGGTGGCAACCGTTCAACGCTGTTACCTACATGACTGATCATATCGTTGGGCGTTCTGCTGATACCCGCCTTCAGTCTTCTTGGTATGGTTCTAACAAGAACCTTAAGACTAAAGCTCTTGAAGCAGCAGTTGAAATGGCGGAGGCGGCGTAAGCCCCTCCACTAACATAGGAGATATAAAATGGCTCGTTCCCTGACACCTCGTAAAAAGAAAACTGTTCGAACTACAAAAGACGAAACATATATGATCAACCTCAAATATCTTGGGGATGAGCCAAAGTTCAATGGTGTTGTTAAAAGTATTGAACTCATGTCAGCCTTTAATTGGTATAACTACATGTGTAATGTTAAAGAAGCACGTGAGTATTTGACTGAGTATTTGAAAAATAACAATAAAAACGAAGAAATTAAGACCCTCAAACGTGTTCCAGACGCTTGGATTCCTACATCAGCGGCTTGGCTTTGCCGTATGATTGCTCGAGGCGGTGAAATTGAACAAAAACAGCTTGATTACATTGAATTTAAGATTAAATTTGCTCTTGGTAAGGCTCATGAACAAGTAGTTGAGAAAAAGAAAACTAATACTGTTTCTATTCAAGACCGTATCAAGGAGAAAACTGACGAATTGCTGGCTGATATTGAACAAATCGTTGATGAACGTGAAAAAGAACCTAATTTCAGCCTTTACGAGTGGTTGAAGGGTAAAGAAATCCCTGCATCTTACATGCCAGCTATTATTAAACGTTATCGTGATTGGTTAAATGAGCTTCTTGACGCTTATGAAGGCTCTGATCCTGATCTAAATGAAGGTTATCGTAATTTTACAAAACAACAGCTTTCTTTCGATATTGTTTTCTTCAATATGATTATCGACGACGCTCAAAAGTATGCTGATGTTACTAAGAAAACTCGTAAGCCTCGGAAACCTCGTGCTGTTTCTGTTGAAAAGAAGATCAAACACCTGAAGTATCAGAAAGAGGATAAAACCTTTAAGATTGCATCGGTTGACCCTGAGAAGATTATTGGTTGTCAGGAACTTTGGACCTTTAACACGAAGTATAAGACCCTTACAGTTCTTCGAGCGCTTGATCGTGGAGGTCTTCAGGTTAAAGGGACAAGTATCACTAACTATGACGAAAATACTTCAATGACTAAGAGGACTGGTCGTAAGGCTGAATATTTCGTTGACCGTATTCTCAAAGGAGGTAAGATCGTTCTTCGTAAAGTCATGGAAGAAGAAGGTATTGGTTCAGAAGCTAACCTTGCTTATCGTATCAATGAGAATACTATTCTTTTAAAGGTTTCATAGTTGCCAAAAAGCAACTATCAATAAAAACACTTATATCCTATTGACTTAAGTTACGAAATAGGGTATAAGTATATTGTAAACGTTGAAGCAACGTGGACACATACTGGACCTCGGGGCGGTACCGAGCAGGTCCACCACAGGCACACTGTGATAACTCGTTATATCCATCCTATCCGGATAGGAACGCTAAAGGATGAACTCAGTGTGTCTTTGCTGGGCCTGACATAGGATCGACAGGTGTGAAAGTGAAGTGGAGTTTACCGGATGACCTCGTATCGGTCAATTAAACTAAATGCAAACGATAATTTTGCACCACAGGGTTACGCACTAGCTGCATAATTCCTCGGGCTTGAGGGACGCCTAGGAACAGAAGTTCCCTCACTTTTCATATAAAACAAAGGAATATTAAAATGAAGACTATGATTCTTGCAAGTGCACTCATTCTCGGTACTTCGGCTGCTTATGCTGATGGTTTTGGTGTTAACGGTTATGGCGAATACGCTTTTGAAGCCGAAGCTTTTGAATTTGGCCTCGGCGCTACATACGAAGTAGATGCATTTACTCTTTACGCTGATACAGTTTTTACTAAGCCAAATGATGTTGAGTTTGATCTTGATGAAGTAACTTTCGGTGTTGATTACGCAATTGATGAAAACATTGGAATTTATACCGAAGTTGAGTTTGATGGTGAATTTGACTACAGCGAATCCCGTGTTGGGTTAAACTTTGAATTCTGATAAAAAACTTCATTAAGGGGGTTGACTTCCCCCTTAATTTACTATATACTAATATTAATGGTTCCGTAGCTCAGTGGATAGAGCAGTTGCCTTCTAAGCAATTGGTCGAGGGTTCGAATCCTTCCGGGACCGCCATAATGGGAGTGGGTGTTGGTACACAGGGAGATCTTATAAGTCTTTCAGCGCCAGATTAGCGTTCTCGAGCAGGTTCGAATCCTGCCACTCCTACCATTACCCGGAGCTTTATATGTCTGATAAAAATAGGTTTGTTACAGAGATTGAAACCCTCTGTAAAGAAAAGAATATTGAATATATTGATGCTGTTGTGATGTGGTGTGAAAAGAATAACCTTGAAGTTGAAACTGCTGCTTATTGGATTAAAAGAGACTCAACAATGAAATCTAAGATTCAAGCTGAAGCTGAAGATCTTCGAATTCTAAAACGTGGTGCAACCCTTCCGGTGTAATTATGACAGCATATGAGTGTTACAAAGAGTATCTGGCTCTAAAACAACACTTCACTAAAGACAATTACGATTATTTTAAGTATAATGGTAAAGTCAGATCAAACCCCACATCTTTTGATAAACGTAAAGATAAAATCTTCTTTCAGAAATTATCCAAACATGAAGATGTTCACAGCTTCTTAGTTGCTAACTTATCTGAAACTCCTAAAGCTTGGATTAAAGAGTTAGCTTATAGTGAAGAAGCTGAAAAGAAATATAGAGATTGGTTGAAGCGTCAACAGTCTTTGACCTATCTCTTTAAACGCGAGCTAAATCAACTCGCGCCGACTTTCGACGCTAACCTAATTGTATTTGATGATGACCCGCATCCTTATCTATTAAAGATGTATCTTGGTAATTACGTTAGCTTAGAAACTTTGTGTCTGTTACTCGATCTCACAGGCGCGAAGAAACACTGGGATTCCAAAATGGAATACGATATAGTTTATGAAGAAGTGAAGAGAAAGATCGAAAAGTATACCCCATTCATCAAATTTGATAGAGAAAAGATAAAAAATATTGTGCTTGACTACTTTGCTTGAATATAGTATACTAAATAATGTTGCGAGCGAATACTGCTCTATACAAAACATACACCGCTATACAAAACATACGGAGAATATACATGGACTTTTCTAAACTCAAAGCAAAATCTGGTAAGAACGCACTTGAAGATCTTACTAAGAAACTTCAAAGCGCTGCTGGTAACGAATCCTCTAGTGGAGATGATCGTTTCTGGAAGCCGACTGTAGATAAAGCTGGTAACGGCTATGCAGTAATTCGATTCCTCCCTCCTCCTGGTGACGAAGATGTTCCTTTCGTTCGAATCTTTGATCACGGCTTTCAAGGTCCAGGTGGCTGGTATATCGAACGTTCTCTGACTACTATTGGTCAGAACGACCCTGTTTCCGAGTATAACTCCAAACTTTGGAATAGTGGTATTGAGGCGAATAAAGACATCGCTCGTAAACAGAAGCGCCGTCTTAGCTTCTATTCTAATATCTACGTTGTCACTGATCCTGGTAATCCTGACAACGAAGGTAAAGTGTTCTTGTTTAAATACGGCAAGAAAATCTTTGACAAGCTTAATGAGGCTATGAATCCTCAGTTCGCTGATGAAGAAGCTGTTAATCCGTTTGACCTTTGGGCGGGTGCTAACTTCAAGCTTAAGATTCGTCAAGTCGAAGGTTATCGTAACTATGACAAGTCTGAATTTGATAGCCCTTCCGCGCTTTCAGAGGACGATGAAGAGCTAGAACGTATTTGGAAACAAGAATATTCTCTTCAAGAGTTCCTTGACCCTAAAGAGTTTAAGAGTTACGATGAACTTAAGAGGAAACTTGCGAAGGTTTTGGCCGAGGATGATGGTATGTCTTCTCGCGCCGAAAGCCAGGAGTTTACTATTGAGGATAATCAAGAGGAAGCTCCTGCACCTCGTCAGAAAGCGTCCCCACCTCCTTCATACGCTGCTGATGATGACGAGGACGACGACTCGTTGGAATTCTTTAAGAATCTAGCAAATCGTTGAGAAAAAGGGAGCTTCGGCTCCCTTTTTTTTTATGTTAACATATTAGTTCTGATAGTATCTTCTAAACCGTAGTATTTTGGAAGATTCTCACCCCAACCGAATCTTCCTATTATACTTGATTGGATTTGAGGTGTTGGTGGTGTTGCTGCGCCGCCCCCTCCACCATATCCACCGCCTCCACCCCCAGGCGCACCTTCTTCTTGTCCTGCAGCTGCTTGCTCTGCTAATGCAGCTTGTACCTCTGGACTCGCAGCCATTCCTGCAGCAGTCATATTTAATGATACATTCATTGGTTCTGCTAGTAGTCTGCGAAGGTCTGCTACTAAGGCTTCCTCCTCTTCAGGAGTTATAAAATCAGAAGTTTCCATTACTCCTGCAAGGGTTGATGTATCAGTAAATACTGGGCTTTGTGTTAAAGTGTCACCTGAAGAATCTCCAGACACACCATCATCACCTTCACCTCCCGAAATAGTTGTATCGGGTATAGGTGTTCCGAATACGCTCGTCGGTTCTTCTGAACTTGGGACAAATCCCCTTTCTAATACAACCGCCATATCCGCATGCGAATAGTCTTCATACCCTTCATAGTGTGCACTACCCTCAGCTCCATAATAATCTACAATATCTCCACTATCATTTATAGCAGCTATAGGGGTTCTATCTTGCGCTGAAAATTCACCCCTTCCAGAATAAAAAATTGTTCTTACACCATTATCATCATATCCTATAAAATATCTTTTACCCTCAATTGCTACAGTTTCACCTTCACCTATGGCGCTCCAATCGAAGCTTTCAAGTTCTTCATTAATAGAATTAATACCAGGAAAAGACCCTTCCCCGCTGTACCTAGTAGTGGTTGGTATGGTTACATCTATAGCTCTTTCTCTAGCAGCATCTTCTTCTTCTGTTAAGAATCCTTCTACTCCATAATCATTAAAAATATCTTGTGGTGATCTTGTAAAATCTCCGGTTTCGTCTGAAATTGGCCTAGACGTTATAAATGTATAAGTGCCATCTTCTAATTGTAAAGGGGTTACTTGAAATCCAGTTTCTTCTTCTAACTGTCTAACTCTTTCAGAAACACTTGTAGGTGTAATAGTTTCTGGCGTTGCTGATTCCCGCTCAAACCTTTCTTCAAAATCACCAGCATCAACCATTTGACTGCCAGCTATAGTTCTAGCTTCGTGTGCCCTCCAATCGAAACTTCTTCCATTTCTTAGTACATCTTGCCCCCTGGCCCAAGCGACATAGCCTCCAACACCACCCATAGTTCTACGAGATTCTTCCCCAGATATATCAGGGTTGTTTATAAAATCTTGGACTTTCTGCATGTCAGCGTGAGATCCGACCCCAGGTATGTCTTCGCTCCATTCTGCAACAGGAGTCATTTCTGCCATCGCAAACTGTGCGAAAGCGTCAAGGGTTTCTCTAGACCTTGTTATGCTGCCATTTTCTTCTAATAACCCTTCTTGTCTTAAATATTCTAATAAATTTTGACCCCTTTGTTGATTATAGCTTAATGGCCCATAATTTGTAATAGAAGCGTCTGCTGGTTCGGTATGTGAACCGAATATCATATCCGGGTTAAATGCGTTTTCTCGATTTACTTCTCCAACAAGCCCCCTAGCTTGCATGTGAGAAAATCCTGCTCTTCTATAGGCAGAATATAATTCAAACGCCATTTCTTCTCGAGAAATGTCACCGCTAACAGAACCACTTCCAGTAGTTCCAGTAGGAGCTGGAGTTCTGCCTCCACCACCGCGTGTAGTTCTTCTATCTCCGCTTCCGGTAGTTCCGCCTCCATCTCCTCCACCGAATACAGTAGCAGCAGCTGCTGTAGTTACGGCTGCACCGCCAAAAAGCCAACCTAAAGCGCCGCCGCCTGTCTGCTGCTGTTGTTGCATTGGAGACTGGCCACCAGCTCCTACTAAATTATTTTCACCTAATCTTTTTATTGAAGAATTAATATTAGTTAATTCTGTGAGCATAGTAGTTTGTATAGACAATAAGTCTTGTAATTTGTCACCCATACTAGTAACTGCTCTTGCAGTTTGTTGTTCATTATAAGTGCTAGATCTAGCTTCATTTAAAATTCTTCTATCAACGTTTTGTTCCCGTTGGATAGCATCCATCAAATCTTTAAATTGGTTTGATAGTTCGCTTTTAGCCTGTTCTAAAGCTTTACGGAATTCTGAAGTTTGTTCAAACATATGATGATGCACTTTCTTCTTGTAAGTAATCTAGATCTAGATTAGTAAGAAACCTTATTATATCTGGCCCCGGTTCTGGTCGAGTTGTCTGAGTTGGTGAAATTGCTGGCGTTGCGCTAGAAGCTAATTGCATTGTGGGGGTTTTATCTGAACTTTGTAAAAAAGGTGGAATGGGTTCTTCAAAATTTAGAGATACGTCATTAATTACTTCTGGTTCTGTAATTTCTCCAACCGTTGTTTGATCTGGTGTGGCTACTGGTTGCACAGGTGTGGTAAGGTCTGGTGTATCTCTTCTTACGGCTTGCTGTGCACTTTCTTGTTCAGGTATACTTACCTCTTCAGCTGGCTGAACTTCTATAGGTCTGACTTCAACATCTTCTGGATTACCTTCAAACCTGTCGAATCCCATAACTTCATGTGGTTGTAACAAGTTTGGCATTTCTACGTATCTAACGAGTCCACCTTGTTGTTCGCCGTATAATCTATTATAATCTTCTGTTGCTGTTGCTTCTAAATGTATATGAGGTGGGGTAACCCCTTCGCCCCTTCTTCCTTCACCCCACATAGTACCAGAAGCACCAGTCATGGCCATTAGTTGACCCCTTTCAACCTGTTGGCCTACTTCAACTAAACCCTCTGTACTTTCTGGTGCAAGGTGAGAATATTGTATAACCATACCATTGTCATACTCAACTACAACTGTTCTACCATAATTACCTGATCCATATTCATCGTGAGAACCGATATACCTCACTACGCCTCCAGCTTGTGCCCTAAGACCTTCGCCTTCAGGGACATAATAATCTGCCCCGTGATGTGGTCTGCCTCTAGCATGTCCGACCACGGAAGTAGGTTGTACTCCTTGATCCCATCCAGGCAATCCCATACCTCTAAAAGCTGGACTTAACCCAGATTCTTCTGATATTTCTCCTATATCAGCTATTAAAGGTTGGTTTAATGTTTCAGCTGTTCTTTCGGCTACATCTAAACCTACTCCTTCAGTCCCTGTTATATCGGTTTCGCTTGGTTCGAAATCGCTCCTGGTTCCAGTTTCTTCTGATGGAATAATAGGTTCTACTAAATCTGTTTCTTCAGGTCCACCAAACATAAATGGGAGCGTGACAGCACCTAATCCTAAACCTAGTGCACCTAGTGCAGTGCCATCACCCCCGCCACCTGTTATTGAAGAAACTAACCCTTCTACATTAGATGATAATTCTCTAAACTGTCTTAGTAAGTTATTGTTTAGCTGAATTAAATCGTCTATAGTGCTTACAGAGCCTTTGACTTCACTATTAGTGACTCTTTCGTGTTCGGCTTCTTCAGCTGTTTCTTGAACTAGATTTCTTTGATTTCTATTAGAACTCGTTAAAGAGCTATATAAGTCTCTGGCAAATCTATTAATGCTGCCAAAGGAATCTCTGGCAGCTCTTGCAAATTCTGAATCTCTAGCGGTTTGAGCCATAAGTCAGCCTTGTGCTTGTAGTTTCTTTTTCTCAATCCAACCTTTCAGCATTTGCACATAAAGGTCTCTTTCAAATGGTAAAAAGTTTTCTATCTCAGTAATAGAATATTTATGATGCTGAGCCAATTGGAAATTTAAGTTATAATAATTCTCCAGATTGTTATGACTCAGCGCCAAGTAAAAAAATCGTTTAACGACCTTAGAACGATTTTCTTTTTACGACCTTTCTCGTTAGTATATTCTAGCTCTTTTTTAATAGTAGGTGTTTCTAGTAAGAATTTTTTAATCTTTTCAAAAGCTTTTAGATCTAAAGTTTCTAAGAAGTCACCTATTTCATTAATAGTCATATTACTTGATTCGTAAACCTCGTCTCCGCTATAGATTTCATCAACACATCTAGAGATCATCTCGAAAAGGTGATCTTCTTCTAGTTTTAGAAACTCTTCATCGTCGTATAACGTGGCTGGTGGATATCTTAATGTAATACCAGAATCTTCTGACAGTTTTACCACGTTGTCAACTTTCCTAGGGACTTTGACTTCAATTTCATCTAAGTTGACTTCAAAACTGTATAGTTTATTATCCTCTTTATCTCTGTAAGTAACATTTACCAAGTTGTCTACAGAAACTGCTCTTAATTTTAGAAAAACGTATTCTAAGTCAAATAGAGCTAATTTATCAATATTAAACTTGTCGTCTAAAGAGCAGTTATTGACAATTTGTTTAATGGCAATAAGAATATCATACGCATTCTTACTTTCTTTAGCCATTAGAAGAAGCTTTTCTTCTTTGACCAAAAAAGGTCTAAACTTATATTTTTTATTTTGAGAAGGGACTCTAATAGTATGTATCGGGTGTTCAATTTTAGGTAATGGCATAATTTACTCCATAGATTTAATTAAGAAGGCGCTCCAACCTCTATTTCTGGTGGTAATGCCCTAACGATTTGAGAATTTTCAATAGAATAGTTAGCATAAGTTATTGATACAGATATCCTCATCAAGTCTCCTACATCGTTCCATGCTAATGGTATTTCTCTTACAGAGGAAGGAAAGGCTTCGTATAGGTTTACTCTTGAAGAAACTTCGCCTTCTTGATTATATATGATAATCTGCATAGTTGAGGAATAATCGTCTTTGTATCTGACGTTAAAAGACGGTATTCTTGATTGTTCCCCAAAAAGTGATCCAGTAGATTCAGTACCATTAAATTCATTAACATATCTGGTCCAATTGTACCAGAAATGCCAAAGGTCCGAGTTTTTATCAATTAGAACAGTAAATGAGGTGTCGTGAAGGAATGCGTTATATGGCATTTTTTGTTTAGTTCCGACACCATAAACTTCAACTTCAGCGGACATTAAAGAAGCTCCAGGAATTTTGACTTGATCAATCCTGTACCTTAACATATCATTTAAAGAGTTTGTCGAATTTAATCTTGAATTATTATTAAGAAATGCTCCAGTCATAAAATTTGGGACTTGAACGCCAACCTCAAAATGGCTTGGTTTTAGATAACCATGCGCATCTATATTAGATTTAAATCTGTCTATATTGAAAGCCATTTATTACACCTTAGTATGGAGGTTGTTGCCTTAATTTGGGATTAGAGTTTTGCACCCATCTTTGAAGTGGTAACATTGCTGCTTGATTCCATTCTGAAGGTGCTACTTGATGAAATGTGCTTCTAGCATGAGAAAATAAATATCTTTTTATTATCCCATTCTGACCGCTCAATTTAATTGCCATACCCTTTAACATTCTATAAGACACATTCATTCTAGTAGTTTTATCATATTTGTCATTATTAGTATTAGAGGCGAGTTGTTTCAAAAGGGCTATTCTGGCAAGTTCAGGAAGATAGTGTAAATTTATACCAAGAAATCCATCACTATAGTATTCAATCGGAATTACAAGTGGGTAAGCGTCCCAGAAAGGTAGCGTCTTTTTATGCTTAGGGTCGTAATGAAAAAGATACATTCCGCCGATTTCAGGGACTGAGTTTTTCTGAAATATTTTTGTTTGAGGAACTCTTCTATCACCACGAAGGCTTTTAATTTTGTCTTTAATCCAACCAGCTGCTGATCTTCTAGCTTCTGTGAGCTGAAGGTTTGAAGCCTTTAGTAGCTGGTCGAAATCGTCATCTTGCCCTGCCATTATTTAATACCTAATTCCTTTTCTGTAAATATGTGAAAAGACCATCCTCGATCTTTACAATATTCATTTGCCGCTTTCCATTTAGCTTCGTTTACGCCCCAAGTTTTAACCTCAGTGATATATCTTTTCGTCACCTTTTCTTGCCTTTTAGGTGGTCGGGTTTGATCAAAGGGTTTTACTTCAATTAAAGCTGTTTCTTTCTTACCTTCTTTATTTATTTTAGTTACAAGAAAGTCTGGAAAGTATCTATGTATTTTGTTATCAATTGGTGAACGATAAGGTATGTATACTTCTTCAGATTGCCATGATAATATATCTTTATGCTGGTCTAAATACAGCATGAGCTTTAATTCCCAACTAGAACGATAAATAATATTCGTTGGGTCGCCTTTGTATTTGTGTGGATTCTTGGGCTTAAAATAACCCTTGTATGTTCTAGCCATTGTCAATTTGTATAATAAATAATATAAAGTATTTATAAGGATCTATTATGGCTCGTTTTAATTTTCCGTCTAGACTACCGAGGGATACTGGACTACCGAGGAATACTGGCGTTTCTGTTTTAAAATACCCTTCTAATTTGATAGCAGACAGGAGAAAATATTACGTTTCCCTTGATTTCTCAGAATACGAGGCTCCATCGCTCGCGCCTGAATTCTTTGATTCAGCGACAAATTTGATACAATCAATAGGCAATTTAATTGATTCTGCGCAAGACCTTGTAGGTCAGATACCTGGAGTTGGCGCTTTTAGAGAAAATTTTTCGCCTGACACTAGCCCTACAGCTGTTCAAGGTATATTTGCTAGTTACCCAACATTAACAGATAGTATAGTTTTACCTTTACCTAGAAAATTAAATGATAATTTAGTACAATCTTGGAGCGAAAGGTCTTTAACTGATATAGTTTCTAG